ATGATTAAAATATCACACAGAGGTAATTTATATGGTAAAAATAAATCAAGAGAAAACTCCCCAGACTATGTTATTGAGGCTATAAATGCTGGATATGATGTTGAAATAGATTTTTGGGTTATAGGTAATAAGATGTATTTAGGACATGACGAACCTACATATGAAGTAGATATGTATTTTATAAATTCTTATATTAAAAAATTATGGCTTCATTGTAAAAATTTAGAAGCATTAGACTTAGTTTTGTCAATGCCAAAATATTATAATGCGTTTTGGCACCAAGAAGATAATTTTACAATAACCACAAATCATTTTATATGGACATATCCTGGAATGCCAGTTAAATCAAAAAGTATTTTAGTACATACAGATATGCCAAGTAAAGAAATTTTAGGTTTGGATATGGCTGGTATTTGTAGCGATCATATTGGAAGGGTATAAGATGAACAACAAAGAATATTTAGAATTTTTAAGACAAAAAAATAAAGAAATTATGTCTAAATGTTATTATTGTAATGGTTTTGCTATAACAATAATTGCCGATGGCTATGCAATCAGGCCAGTTTGCAAAAAACATGATGATAGATCATTTGATACAATAGAAGATGATATTAATAAAATTTTTGAAGAACAGAGGGACTTTGAATGATTATACAAATTATAGGACTACCAGGATCTGGCAAAACAGCATTGGCAGTTGCACTTAAAGAAAGAATTAATGCTATTCATCTTAATGCAGATGAGGTTAGATCGACAGTTAATTCTGATCTTTCTTTCACTCCCGCCGATAGAATTGAACAGGCAAGACGCATGGGAGAAATGGCAAGGTTAATTGCTAAACAAAATGTTGCTCCAGTTATAGTTGATTTTATTTGCCCCACGGAAGAAACAAGAGAAGCATTTGGTGATGCAGATATTTTAGTTTGGGTAGATAGAGTTAAAGAGGGAAGATTTGAAAATACAAACAAAATATGGGAAGAGCCAAGAATTTTTGATATTAGAATTCTAGATGGATATACTATTGAGCAAGAAGTAAATATGGTAATACAGGCTGGGGGGCTTTTTGACTGGTCTGCTCCAACTACCCTACAACTTGGAAGATATCAGCCATGGCATGAGGGGCATCAGGCTTTAAAAGAAGAAGCACACAAAAGAACAGACCAGGTTTTAGTTGGAGTTCGTAATACATATAATACGTCAGAAAAAGATCCACTTAAGTATGACGAAGTTGAAACATATATTAAACAAGATAATCCTTTTAAAGACACGCTTGTACTAAGATTGCCAAACATAACAAACATAGTTTATGGTAGAGATGTTGGATATAAGATTGAGCAGGTGAAACTTGAAGATTCTATTGAGGCTATATCAGCGACTCAAAAGCGTCACGAAATGGGTATCTAAACCATTATGGGATAATAAAATTGCAGATGTAGAAGAAAGAATTTGGGGTATATGGGAAAAAGATGAACGCAACAAAAAGTAGATCTGCTATTAAAGCAATTACATGGAGAATGGTTGGAACCGCAGATACATTTGTTATATCTTGGTTTATTACTAAAAAGCCAGTAATTGCTGCAAGTATAGCAAGTTTAGAGGTTGTTACAAAAACTATATTATATTATTTTCATGAGCGTGGATGGAATAAAATACAGTGGGGTAGAAAATAATGTATACAGATGATATGCGTAGAGCATTTAAATCATTAGATCATTTTTGTCCTAAAGGATTTAAAGTAACTTTAATAGATAATGATAATTTTATTACTGTAAGGGCTTCTGAAAAAGACTTTATGTCTTTGCTTGACAGAGATAAAAGACTTGCTGTAGAATATATGGTAAGAGTTAAAAAGGCTTTAGAGGATAATGGAGCCATAGTTTTGCTAACGAGAGAGGGTGGGGTATGAAGCCTAAGTTTTTAATGCCCATAATTGCATTTCTTGCACTTATAGCAACAGCAATATTTTGGATAAGACAGTTGACAAAGATTGAAGACTTTGATATATTTGAAGATGTAGAAGATGAGGAAAGTTTATAATGCAAACATTTTTACCATCTGCAAATGCAGTAACAACTGCTCGTTGGCTTGATAGCAAACGTCTTAATAAGCAAATCCTTGAGTGCTATCAGATTCTTAATGTATTGTCTGGTAAGTCGCCTACTGGTGGTTGGCGTAATCATCCTGCTGTTCTTATGTGGAAAGGCTATGAGCGTGGTCTTTGGCAATATGTACAGGCTATGATTCGTGAGGCTCGTAATAGAGGTATTCGTACAGAAAACAATGAGGCTAATCTTAATAAATTAAAAGATCAGTGTTGGAACACATGGGGAGACAACAAGCCATTATTTTGGTCAGACACAAATAAACTTATGCGTATTATTACTACACATAAGGCTAGTCTGTTTGATAAAGATCCATTGTTTTATGCAAAATTTGGCTATGCAAAGCATAGCATCTATAACAGTCCTTGTTGTCCTGAATGTAAATATTATTGGGTAACTCATGAGGGCAGACATGCTTGATTTATTAATTTTTGTTTTAGTTGTTATAGTTATTACTGGCGCAGTTATAGAAAATATAAGATTAAAAAATAAAAATGTAGAGTTAATGTTTTTATTAGCACAGTCTGCAATTGATATTAATGGAATTAAAGAAAGCATAAAAAATAAAACTGAGGATGTGGAGAGCGAACACTTAATTGCCTTTCTAAATGAAACAAGAGATATGGCATACAAATATATAGAAGATTTACAATTAGAACTAATAGGTTTTGCTAAAGTATTAGAGCAAGAGGCTTTATCTCCAAACGATCTATCTGTCTTAAGAATTAAAAAGGCGTTTGAAAGTATAGAAAATATAAAAATTAATGAAAACTAATAAAATAGTTATAGTAGGCGGTGGCTCTGCTGGATGGATGACTGCTTCTGCCTTAATAAAAGCATATCCAAAAAAAAATATTTTTTTAGTTGAGAGCAAAGATATTCCAATTATTGGTGTAGGAGAAAGCACTACATTTGAAATAAATGGATTTTTTAATTTTTTAGATTTAGATTATTCAAGTATTATGAAATATACAAATGCTGCCTATAAAGTAGCAATAGGTTTTACTAATTTTAAAACTAAAGACTCTCCAACATTCTATTACCCTTTTGGACATCCTAATTTAGATCCAGAAATAACACATTATGGACTTGATGATTGGCATTATAAGAAAGCATTTTATCCAGAAACAGAAGATCAGGATTATGTTAGATACTTTTTCCCCCAAGCAAAAAGCATGGAAACAAATAAAATTGTAATTGATAAAGTAGACTCAATGAATCCATACCAACCACATAGAGATTTAGCATTACAAATGGATGCTACAAAACTTGGTAATTGGCTTGCAGAATATTATGCTATTCCCAGGGGAGTAAAAAGAATATTCGGTACAGTTTCTAGTGTTAATGGAAATGAAAATGGTATAACTTCTATAGTTTTAGACGATGGCACTAATATTAATGCTGATTTATTCATAGACTGTTCTGGTTTTAAGAGTATGCTTTTGGGCAATTTTATGAAAGAAAAATTTATTTCTACTGCCGAATATCTTCCAAATAATAGGGCATGGACTGCACATATACCATATATAGATAAAGAAAAAGAATTACAAACATTCACAAATTGTACCGCTATAAATAATGGATGGGTTTGGAACATACCATTATGGAATAGAATAGGTTCTGGATATGTATACTGTAATGACTTTATTTCAGATGAGGATGCGCTAGAAGAATATAAAAATTATTTAGACTCAGACAAGATGGTAGTTTATGATCCAAACAGATCTAAAAATTTGACCTTTAAAAATATAAAAATTACTAACGGATATTATGAAAGATTTTGGGTTAAAAATGTAGTCGCAGTTGGATTATCTGCAGGATTTTTAGAGCCACTAGAAAGTACTGGACTACTACTAACTCATCAAAATTGTTTTGCTTTGGTGGATGCCCTTGAGAGAGGGGATGTATCTCAATATGATATAGATAATTTTAATTATAAAACAAGAATTAGAATTGAGAGAATGTTTGATTTTGTTGGAATGCATTATGCTTTATCTCAAAGAGATGATACTCCATATTGGAAACATGTAACTTCAAAAAAATATCCAGAAAATTATTTCAAGGCATCAGTTGAATGGGCAAATAAAAATGTAGACACAATAAAAACTGGATTTGGGGTAAGGCCTTTTTATAAAACATATATTAGTTTATTAGAAAAAATGTCGGATATTAATAATTCTGATATAAAAACTAAAATGGATAAATATTTTAATAAAAGATTAGAGGCAAAGAAAAACTGGGATAGTATTATAGATAACTCTAAGTCACATTTTGAAATCTTAAGAGAAAAGTTTTATGAATAATAATGTAGATCTTAGGGGAATTCCGTCTCCATGTTGCCCAATATGTGGTTCAAAAATTATACTTGTAAAAGTTATGTTTGATCCAAAAGACTATGAAATAGGAATGTATTTTTTAGATGGACAATGTAATCAATGTGGTACATTAATTACAGTTCCAACACCATTAGATCATCCAAATAATATAAAAGGGGAAGAATGAAAGATATATTGTTATCAATAATAACTGGTTTTGGTTGTGGAGTTATTTTTGCAGCCTTTAAACTTCCAGTTCCAGCGCCACCAGTTTTTGCAGGAGTTGCTGGTATAATTGGATTATGGCTAGGTTACGATGCCATAACTAGATTCATATCCTAGGAGGAATAAATGAATAAAGAAATGAAAGCAATGCTTGCGTCGTATGGACGATCAGTCCTTGCGGGTGCAGCAGCATTATACATGGCTGGAGTTACAGATCCACAGACATTACTATGGTCTCTAGTATCTGCTATTGCTCCAGTTGCATTACGTGCATTAAATCCAAACGATTCTGCATTTGGTAGATTACCAGCAGTATCTATTGTTGAAGATGCTCTAAAGAACGTAAAGCCTAAGAAGGCTCCTTCTTCAAAGAAGTAGTTAAAGGGATGGGCTATTTATTATAATAGCCCATCTTTACTTTTTCATATAATTCATAATCCAAGTTTTGGTTTTCTTTAATGGTGTTTAAAAAACTATTGGGTATTGTTTTAATAAATTCTTTATTTTTTTCACTTCCAGTATTTTGATATCCCTTTATAGTTGTAAACAAAGATACCCCAACCTTTTCTTGTAAAAAATTATTTAAATTTGATAAATCTTTTTGACTATCCACTGTTTCTATATAATCTATATCAACTAAGGCATCATCTAAATTATTAAAAATTGGAACTAAGTCGCTATATGATAAGGCAAATTTTTTATATTGTTCAAATGTAATTTGTTTTTCAACTAAAAGATTGTAGAATTTTTGTATATGTTCCATCATTAGCGTACTGGTTAGGTATTTATACTGAATATTGTTAGTATGACTAGAATTTATGTGACTTTCAAGTTGTTCTAAATTAGGATTATCATTTTTATATAAAAAATTGCTTAAATATCTATCTACGGGGTCTCTTAGTATAGTATAAGTAAATAATTTTCTTTTATTTGTTTTAAATAATTCTATTGGATAACGTGCAAAATGACCAGATATAAAGTCTGATTTTAACATTTCATCATCATGTAGATATTGTAAAAAATTACTATACATTCTATGATTTTGATATGTATTTATTAATACTTCTTTAATAGACATCCCAGATGTTTTGGGTATATGTAAAAAATAAAAAGATTTTTTTGGAACATAGTCTTCCCAACCTATTTTATACACAAGTTCATTGTCTTTTAAAAAAAATCCAGGTTGTACAATCCACGCTGGAAATATTCCTTTATCACACTCTATTTGATCGTATACAGAGTATACTTTATCATTAATTATTTTTTTTAATATCATGAAATATTTTATTCAAATTGATATTGAAGATCAGTAGTATATGGAAACTCTATAGAAGACATTCTAGTTTGTCTTTCTTTTTCTGAAATTTCTGCAAAAAAAGAAACTAGTGTATATCTGACCCCTGATGTAATGCCATGAATTTTATGCATATAACTATATGCAGAAGGAAATAAAAATAATTGTCCAGCCTTTGGTTTTATTTTTACACCAAAGTGAATAAACTCTAACTCTCCACCTTCATAATCATCATTTGGATAATAAACCAATGAAACAGTTCTAGGAGTTCCGTATGAATCGTCTGCATGTAATGAAAAGAATTCTCCTGGCTCATACCTTGAAATTCTCATTGCTTCTCTACTTAATGGATTAAGGTCCCACTGCCATAAATATGAGTCTACGATTTCTTGAAAGTGTTCTGCAAACTTTGGATGATTCCATACCCAACAAGTTTCTGCCTTTTTACCATTTAACTCATTATAGTAATCTTCACGTATCCAAGGTTTGCTTCCCCTATGCTCATTATTTTTCCAATACTCATCTGTTCTAATTTCATTAATAAAATCCATAGAGTCTGGCCAAACATTATCATAAATATGTAAACCAGGAACTGGAGATGTAAAGTTAAACCGATTGCCATTTCTACTTTCTGTTACTTTATCTAACTGATTTTGTAATTTATTTGGATCTCCGTACATGTTTTCTCTTTCTGTTAGGCCATATTTGAAAACGTATGGCACCAGGTTCCATCTGGCTTTAATGCTAAGGCATGTCTAGACAGTTCATCTTCTGGCATTGTATAATCAAAAGCGTCTATAGAAGTTGCTCCAAGATCTTTTGCCCTTGCTGCTGCCTCTTTTGGATATTCAAAACAGTCAACACATTTGTCATCAATTAGAAGTGGATATCTACCTTCTGGACAACCATGTGTTCCTGCTCTTTCTACTTTAAATATTTGGCTCACTTAAGAACCCATTTACCATCTTGGAAAATTACAACAAATTTTGCCTCTGATTCCATATCATCTATATCAAATACAGTAATTTCAGTTGCTCCATGCTCATCTTTAGCAAAGTTTGCTGCATCTTTTGGAAGATAAAAACATCCAATTTCTGATCCATCTTTATAAACTGGGTATTGTCTTTCACGGCAGGTCCCCGTACCAGCACGTCCTATCTCAAATGTACTCATAATGACATTATAGCATATTTTTCTGTTTAGAGTTCACTCTATCATATAAATAGTAGTCTACTGGATTTAGTTCATAAATCCTATCAAGCCATTTTTTAGGTATATCAAATTCAAATGGGTTGGGCCTTGGGGTATTGTGTCCAGTCCACTCAAAATCGCCAATAGCATTGACAATATTATATTTTTTTTCAAAAATGGTATTTAAAGATTCAATTAAACTATTTCTGTTTTCTATTGTTTCAACCATATAAAAATCTAAGGCATCGTCTATATCTTTGTGGTCTAAGTTATACTCTCTCAAACACCAGTTAGACTTCATTTTATCTATTGGATCTTCTACTGTATTCCATAATTCTATATCTACGTGACCAAGCAAAAACTTAGATTGTATATTTGATGTTCCAGGATAAAATAAATCGTCATATAAAAATTTTTCCATATATTCTTGAGGCGTACCAAATATAGATTCCTTTACTTCATCTTTAACGATTTTTAACCCTTGTCTATACATAAGCCAAAACCAACTTAGCCATTGATCTTTAGGGTTTCTAATAAAAGAAAAAGAAATGACATCATTTAAATATTTTTGTGGCAATTGTCCTATATGTCCAGCAATGTATTGTTTATTAATAAAATTTTTAGAATCAATTTTATCTGTTGGCTCAATAATATATTGTGATATATTTTTATTTTGACTAATATAATGATTAATTACACCACCAGATGTTCTTGGTATATGGTTATGGAAAATAGTCATATTTTATTGTACCATATGCTATACTTAAATTATGTACAAAATTTTAGCCCCAGGAATAGTTCTTTTTGAAAATGTATTTAATAAAGATTATATAAATTTTATTGAAATTAACTTATCTGATTTTTTTGAACTAAAAATAAACAATAGAAATGGTTCTATTGTTAGAAAATCATATGCTATTCAATTAAGCGACTATCCAGATAATGACGACGCTAGATTAATATATGATGAATTTCAAAGGGCAATAAAAGAGACAACAGAAACATATAAATCTTTATACAATATAAATACTATGATACCAGACTCGTCTCAACAAGATTTATCTGGTATGGCTGTTGTAACACTATTAAAATATGAAATAGATAACAGTATAATATTTCATTCCGATACACTTAATGGAGAAGATTTTAGAATAGGTGCTGCCTTGGCATATTTAAACGACGACTATAGTGGTGGAGAGTTAGAGTTTGAACATTTCAATATTAAAATAAAGCCACCAAAGAATAGTCTAATAATCTTTCCTTCTAATTGGCCGTATAGCCATAGATCTAATCCAATTATTAGTGGAAATAAATACGCACTTCGTTGTTTTTTGACTAGTAAATAAAATTTGGAGGATCTTTAAGTTGTTTTTTTAATTTACGAACATAATACCATTTTTTTATTTTTCTGTATATTTTAGAAAACATTCCATTTCTCCTTTGCTACCTTCAAGAATTTATCAGCATAGTACATATTTATTAATATACCAGCATGACCGTCTCTTTTTTTAAGATCATATTTAGTTTTTTCCCATCCAGATACGTACTTATCTGCAACATATTCAGACTGATCTTTAATGTTTAAATTTACATACGAATCATCTAACATATTTAATGTTTTTAAATTTTCTAAATCATTAAAAAACCATGTTGACCATAAAACTTTAATATTATTTGTTTTGCAGTAGTGTAAAAAAAATTTCCACCCAATAACAAAATTTATTAACTCTATAAAATATTCATTTTTAGAAATATCCCCAGTTTCTTTATTTTTATCTAAATCACTTTTTGGATATCTTTGCATATAGCAGTAATCGCCTTTATTATACGTATCAAATTCAAACCTCCTAGATATGTTTGGCAAAAGAATGAATAGGTAATCTGGTTTTGTGTACTTTTCTATATAAACGCTAAGATTATATATAATCATTTGCCAACCCCAACCAGACCTTGCTAAATTATAAAGTTTTTTATCTTCTATATTACTTTGATTTAAAAGTATTGTTGGCCAAACTGTATCTAGATTTCCCCCTATTCCTTCCGTTTGAGAGCACCCAGCAAATAAAATATGAGGCCTTGAAGGAGACTCAGTAAACTCTTCACATCTAAAAAAATTACTATTGTATGAATATGTAACTGTTCCATCATCTACTACACCAGTTTTTATCTCAGATTGTGTGATGGTTTCTGTATATATGTTTGATCCAGCATGCCAAGATAAATCAAAATCATTATGAAATATATTTTTCATAGCATGGCTATTAACATGTTCTGGAATAATATAATCTTTAGAAAGGCTCAATAATTTCTCCTTAAGTATATATCATAAAATCCTAATTTGTGTAAAGCCAGTGCATCGACTGACCAATTTTTATTAAAAAACAAAAACTCATTAACAGTTTGAAATGTTCCATAAAATACATTATCTATAATTCCATCATATATTGTGTAATCATTAAGCCCAATTATTCCTCCGACGGGAATTAAATTTGAAGCATATGATAAAACCTCTCTTGTTGCTTTTCTACCATTATGAATATCTATATAGATGTAGTCATAAAGTCTTCCTTCTTTCATAAACTCTGGGAGAATGTTTTCTGCATCTCCCTTATATGTATTTGCATTACCATATTTCTTAAATTTATTTTTAATAAAATCTTCAGACTCTTCTGCGGTAAAGTCATACGTATGTTTGATTGGACTACACTGACACTCACCAAACCTTCTCCAAGACCAACATTTCATGTCCTGATCATACCTACAAACCAAATCAATTACCGATGGTTGTGTATTTTGACAAACTATTTCTGAATAATATCCCCATGCTACACCAATTTCCATATACCTTAATCCCTTTTTTAGATGTTTAGTATATTCTTCTCTAGACACTACAATTTTTGCACCTTTTAATTGTTCTTGATTTAATTGATATGGATCTTCAATCTCATCTAACTCTAACTGTCTTATTTCATTAAATGAAAATGGTGGAACGGTTCGTTTTGCCGTGTGATTTTTTTCTTTTTCTAAAGTCAATTTCTTTTGTTCTTCTGTTAGAGCCATTATTTTATTATACACCATGCTGTGGTAAAATTAAGTATGCTGATTTTAGATGATAATTTTTTAGATTTGGGTGATATTTTATCTTTAGAAAATATGATGTACAAAGATCCAAATTCTAATTTTCCATGGCATTTTAATGGGGGAACTAACGAAACAAAAAACAACAATGTTGTTTTAAATGATATTAAATATATAGATTCTCAACAATTTGTTCATTTGGCATACCATAATTCACAAAAGTATTCTCCATTTTATGATACATGTTTATATATTTTTAATAAATTTACTAAAAAGCATAACATAAATGTAGAAAATATATTTAGAGTAAAAGCAAACCTTATCTTAAAAGACGGAGATGATGTTAAGGTACATTATCCTCACATAGATACGGATCATGAGCATTTTGTATTTTTATATTATGTCAATGACTCAGATGGAGACACGATTTTATTTAATGAAAAATACCCAATGGAAAATAAAAATTTAACAATTGATAAAAAGATTAATCCGAAGGCTGGAAAGGCAGTACTATTTAATGGACTTCAGTATCATTCATCTTCTAGTCCAATAAAAAATAATATAAGATGTGTTATTAATATAGACTTTACTGGTAAGGTTAATTTGTGATATAATATATATGTACCTGCCCAAGGGGGGGTACTTAAAATGACTCGCTTAACAAGGAGGAAAAATGGTAAGTACATGGTCATTGGATCTTTTTAAAGATCCTTTTTTTATTGGTTTCAACAGAGAGTTGGACCGCTTCTACAACATCCATCGTGAGGCAACTCGTCAATCCTATCCACCATATGATGTGGTAAAGATAGATGAGGACACTTACAAGTTATCTTTGGCCATTGCTGGCTTCAGCAAGGACGAAGTTGAGGTTTCTGTGGATAATGGAAGTCTAATCGTCAAGGGTGAGAAAACCGAAGAAGGTACAGAAAATGTACTTCATAAGGGTATCGCAACTCGCAAATTCACACGCACCTTTGCTCTTGGAGAGTATATGGAGGTAGATCGTGCTGAAATGGCAGACGGTAT